ACAAGAAGGAACGAGTCTGTAAGCCGTCTCCCCACACCTCGATAGATCCGTTTTCCTCCTTGACGAGAGCAACTTTGCGGCAGATTGCAGCTGGAGCCTTCTCTCTTCCACCGTCCCAAGTTCCTTCGGGGCCAAAGATATTGTGATAACGGGCAATCCTAACAGGAATACCATGATTACGGTTGTAAGCCAAGTACAATCTTTCGGAGAATAATTTCTCCCATCCATATTCAGAGTCTGGGTTTGCGGGGTATGCTGATTCTTCACGGCAATCTGGGTTATCTGGATCTAATTGATTATGCTCTGGATACATGCAAGCAGAACCAGAATAAAATATCTTAGTATAATTTCTATCGTGCTCTCTATTTAATAGTCTTTGTTGCTCTAATACATTAAGATTAATAGTAACAGAGTTCTGCATGATCTCTGCATCATTCTCTCCAGTGAATACAAAACCTGCACCACCCATATCAGCAGCGAACTGATATATCTCATCAAAGGCATGAATATACTTATAAGGAATTTCCTCATAAAACTTTCCACCAGTTCCCTTATACTCTAAGCACTTACGAACAAAATCTGCTTCTCTAAGATCTCCTCGTATGAATTCATTTGCTTCAGTCTCAGAAAACTCTGGATACTTAAGATCTACTCCTCTCACCCAATAACCTTCCTTACGAAGTCTTTTCACCATATGGCTTCCAATAAATCCACCAGCACCTAATACTAATGCCTTTTTAGTCATTCCTCTTTCTGATAATTATCATTGTATATATTATACCTCACTGACAAATAATTTTCAACCCCTCATCTAAACCAATTGATGGTCTAAAATTAAGAGATTTTAATTTATCTACATTTAATGATACATTCTTTGGTTGAACTAATTGATTAAACCTTGGTGTTTCTGTAGGAATAAATTCACTACTACTACCAAGATTATCTCTTACCATTTCTAATATTTCTCTGAATGGTAAAGGATTTCCACTAGCAATATTATAAATGCTATTCAATTCACCTTCATCCATAACAATTTTTAATGCACGACATATATCAATCACATGCATATAATCCCTTAAATCATCACCATTATTATATAAAGTTAAGGGTTTATTTTCACGCATCAAACTAATCAAGAATCCAAGAACATTCTTCTTGGGTGATACTGTTTTATCTTGCCCATATACATTAGCAATTCTCATAATACGATAATTAACATTATTAACTTCACAGAAAGAAGTTATGAGTTGCTCTGCAGATCTCTTTGTAATTGAATAAAAACCTCTTGGATCACATACATCACTCTCTTTAGCATCAATAATATCAGCACCATAAACAAAACTAGTACTCACATAATTAAAAGTAATCTTCTCATTCTTACAGTAATCAAGTGTTTCCAATAAAACCCGAAGATTTACATCAACATCTAAAGTAAGATCATTCAACATATTATGATTAGATGTTGTACTAATCAAATAGAGAATATTATGTGACAGAGGTCCTCTCTGTTCTCTTGGAATTCCAATTGTATCATTAGGATATAATCCACAAAATGTACTACCAATAAATCCAGTAGCACCATATACAGAAATTTTATTCATACTTTTCACACTCCTCAAAGGTTTTTCCTTTAACGTCTTTTGCAGAAAGAAGAGGTTCTCCATCCAAACCCCAATCAATATTCAATACAGGATCATTCCATAATAATGTCCTATCATGTTCTGGATAATAATAATCAGTTGTCTTATAAACAAAATCAACACTATCTGTTATAGTATAAAACCCATGAGCAAATCCAGGTGGAACCCAAAGTTGTAACTCTGGCCTATCTAATTTAATACCAAAAGATTTTCCAAAAGTATCAGAACTTTTTCTAAGATCAACGATTGCATCATAAACAGCACCCCATATACATCTAACAAGTTTTCCTTGGGAATGTTCTATCTGATAATGAAGTCCTCTTAAAACTCCTTTAGAAGACTTTGAATGATTATCTTGAACAAAGCTATAAAATCCAACATCTTTTAAAAACTTTTGTTCATTAAAGGATTCCATAAAGAACCCTCTATCATCTCCATACTTGTCTACCTCAATAACACAAGCATCATTTAAGTTTGTTTCTGTTACTTTCATACCATTTTATAGTTTCAATAATTGCCTGATCAAAAGTAAATCTAGGACTCCAACCTAAAGTATTACGAATCTTAGTAATATCAGTAGAATACCTAAAGTCATGACCAGGACGATCTTCTACAAATTCTATCATAGATTCATCTTTTTGCATAATACTGATAATTCTTTTAACTAAATCAATATTCTTAACCTCACATTCCCCACCAATATTATACTTCTCTCCAACTTTACCCTCTTTCCAAACCTTAATCAATGCCTCACAATGATCTTTAACATATAACCAATCTCTAATTTGTTCTCCTTGACCATACACAGGAATCTTCTTATCATCCATCAAATTCATAATTGTCTTTGGAATCATCTTTTCCTTGTACTGTCTTGGTCCATAATTATTTGAACAGTTAGTAATGAGTGTAGGAAGACCGTATGTATTATGATATGCCATTACAAAATGATCACTGGATGCCTTTGATGCTGAATAAGGATTCCTTGGATCATAGATTGTATCTTCTGTAAATGATCCTTCTTCAATAGAACCATACACTTCATCAGTAGAGATGTGCATAAACTTCTCTACATTGTATTCCAATGCAGCATTAAGAAGGTTTACAGTACCAATGATATTTGACTGTATAAATGGAGAACAATCTTTAATTGAATTATCTACGTGACTCTCTGCTGCCAAATGAAACACATACTTAGGTTTATATTCAGCAAAAACTTTATCTACCTGATCCTTATCAGATATATCATAAGGATATAAAATTACTCCTTCTGGGATATAATTTGAATTTGCAGCATATGTAAGAGCATCTACACATACAACATCTCCTTCATAAGTATCAATCAACTCATGAAGGAGATTACTACCAATAAATCCAGCACCGCCTGTAACTAATATTGTCATTTGTCCATATACTTATCTAAAAGTTTTGGTGAATATTGACTCAAATTCTCTTGCACTTTCTCTTCTCTCTTTGCTTTCTCAAGTTCATATACCCTATTTCTAATCTCAGTTGAAGAATAAGTATGCCTTCTCAAATGATAATGAATCTCTACTCCATGATCAATACAGTATTGTTTCCCAGTTACATCCACATCCTTATACTCTTCACTTAAGAATCTAATATGGAATGTTTGTGTTTTGATTAGATTGAGAAGATCTAACTCAGTTTCATATACAAGAATCTCATCAACATACTTACAAGCTTGTAATTGAACATACCTTTCATAAACCGATTGTACAGGTTTATTCTTAACTCCAGGACGATCTATAGTGGGATCTACCTGAAGAGCAACCTTCAAGTAGTCACACAACTCTTTTTCCATCTTAAGCATAGTTACATGACCTGCGTGAAACAGATCAAAGGAACTACACTGAAACCCTATCTTCATTTTATTAGATTCTCCCAAAATCATCTTCCAATCTTACAATATCATCTTCTTCACATATACCTCGTTGAACTTCAATAAAGGTAATACCTCTATCACCTCCTTCAAGACGATGTAAACCACCTTTAGGAATAAAAGCATACTCTCCAGTTTTTATAACTGATTCAGTCTCTCCTTGAGTAATGATACCAACTCCATCAACAATAGTCCAATGCTCTTCACGATTATTATGAAACTGAAGAGAAAACCTTTTAGAAGGTCTCACATAGATTTTCTTAATTTTTAAATCTTGTTCTTCATGGAGAACCTCATAGGTTCCCCAAGGTCTGTATTCTATCATCTTTTACGTAACAAGGAACTTCATCAGGATCTAACCATTTAGTATATTCAAAATCTTCAATAGCAGTTGCTAACTGCATTCCATTATCACAAAGATACATATCTCTATATCTTTTAGTATAATAATCTTCTTTTTGAATACGAAAATCAGGTTTACCATTTTCCAATGTACCTGATTCAACATAACGGTAAGGATACCGTTCCATAATAACATTCATTATGCTTCTACCTCTTGAAGATCTTGCCTGATACATTCCATTATAAGACTATAATCTCTATCAGGATCTTCTCCATCTAATACTACTTCTTCCTGATAAAATCTTTTTATTTTTTTATAGAGTTTTGGATTCTTTACATCCAAAAAAATTTCACGATTAGCTGCAGCACGAAGTGTACTTAGATCTTTTTTAAACTTTGAGGTAAGCGTCATTGCTTTGAATTGTTTACCAACTTATTATAAGATGCAATAACCAAAAAGTCAATAGTAAATTATATATAATCCAATATTAAACCCAACGACTAACAGTTAATTCTATACTATTATTATCCATTTCCCATTCCTCTTCTACCTGAAAACCCTCCTCTTTAATATTATTATGAATAGTCATTCGAGCATATTGTTGAGTAAGTTTCTCCATATACCTTTCAATAGGAACATCTTTATTCCACGTTTGACGATCAGCATATAATTCATATGTTCCTGTTTCTTTATTAAGTTTAAACCCAATATCAACTCCTATAGAAAAATCAACCTCAACAATAGGATGATCTTCCGCATGAGATGGATTTGTAATAACAAGATCTACTACAGACATTCCTAGATCTTCAGGATTATTAACCCTTTCACCCATTAAATTAAGAGCTTCTATTATTGTAGACTTATCTTTAAGTTTAGTCTTTATTGTACTAAAATGTGACATCGGTATTTGTATTAATTGTAATGTCTTGGTCTAAATTTATATTTTGTTGATAATAATCTGCTGTATATACTCTGTTTTCTAAGTCACCGAGTTTAATTTCTATATCCTCAGTAAGATTTAAACATGCATCTCCAGTAACGTTGAAAACTTCCTGAGTTACGTTTCCATCTTGTCTAATGGTATATTTAATAGTTTCTTTTGTCATAGTTAAAATTGTTTAGGATGGGTTACTACATCACCATGTATCTCACCGATATCATCTATGTGAGCATGATCAATCTTTTCAATATGCAAATGCTCTAATGCATTAGCAATTCTTTCAAGTGCAGAAGCAATTCTAGTGAACTCTTCACTCATAATAAAAAATCTCCAAGTGTGGTATTTAGCCTTGCCAAATCATATCTGGCATTGCTTGTTGTCCAGGACGCATTACAAATAGTAGTATAGCATATCCTACAAACCATATTATATTAAAAAGCCATGCTTGTCTCCACAAGTATTTACGTATACCCATAGCAATTGTTACATTTCTAATATCCTTTTGATTATCTTCATCTCCTCTTGCTCTAAGTATCTGTTCTATTATCACAGCAACAATAGTACCTATCACTAATGGATAGAATACAAAGTTTGCAAATGACATGATTGCTATTAAAAAAGTCATCGTTTTACGTCGTGAGCACAGCCGTCGCCTGTGTAGTTGTCTGAATCATAATACCCTCCTTTACTTCCAAAGTAAAGTGATAGTACTACGAAAGGTAATGCTGCTAGTATTAAAAAAGTTTCTAAAATCATCTTCTTACTATAACATCTCCATCATCATCTTCTTCATCATCAAAATCATTTAGTTCAGTAATTCTATTTTCTAATGACTGAAGTAAAGGATCTTTCTTTTCTTCCTCACCAAACTTAACAACCAATAACTCATCCCCATTTTTAACATCTGCCATTTCTGGATGAGGAATTTTAGTTACAGTTTTCTTCTCTATCTTATATGCAAGATCATCATTTTCTGGTTTTAAAGGTGTAGACATAAGATTCCATCCCCGTGCCATTGTACGTATACCCCATACTAAAAGAATAAACCAACTAACAGTAAAAAGAAAATCTGTAAAAGGATTCATTCTTCGTCTCTATTTCTAAGTTCCTGATTTAAAAGATAAAACCACACAACACCCAAAACTATAATAACAAATAGTCTAATAGAATCAGGTGAAGTATCAATCATATCCTCGGTATTTTATTTAGAACAGGTGCTAAATCTTGCTCTACTATATCCTTTGTTTTCTCTGCAATATCATCCAGAATATTAACATCAAGATCCATGAATGGTGGAATGATACCAAGTATACGAAGTAATCCATCTACAAATAATGCCAAGCAAGTAAATCCTAAAATCATGCTGATGATAGTGGCATCTCTATTATGCTTACGCATTGATGCTTCATCAATTGCTTTTGCCTCTTCTAAAGCTGCAGCAACCATAGCATCAACTTCTGCTTTGGTATAGAAATCTCCTATAAAAGGTATGTCATGTCTATCTGGAGACATAGAATTTAATTATGTATCTTTTATTATAACACTCTTGTCAAGTGTTGCAATTATATATTATCACATCATCTCATGAACATGGTTTGATGGTCGTTTACCCATCTTTTGTTGTTGATCTCTTTCTAACTCGTATAACTTCTTCATCATCTCTTGTTTCTTTTCAATATCGTCCAATTTCTTATGAACGTTTTTGAGTTCAGACTCAATCGATCCTTCGGTCATTTGGTTTTTAAAATTCTTCTCTCAAACCTCCCTGCTGTGTAGAGGATGCAAGTTGTTGATTTGAGTAAACTTTTCTCTGTCTTCTAGACTCCTGCCATTCAATATCTTCTGGTTTTAATACACCATTCTTTGAAATTTTATTTGGCATATTAAGAACAACAACCTTTGACATATCATTGGCAGAAATAATATCTCCCTTAATAGTTGTCATATTAGAACAACCACAGCATACTGATTTTCCAGCAGAACTTTCCAGTTCCTTATTACAGGAACGACATCTTATTCTCAGTTTATCCATTCAACTAATTTTACTATATTACTATCTATAAATTAATAATCCTCATCTTTGGATTCAATATATTCCTTATTCCGTTTACATACTCCATGTACATCCATCTCCTGATGAAGATGTGCCATAGTGTGAAGTGTTTCTATACCACCAAAAGTTATCAATAACATCATTGGTAACATCCATAATGGATGACCTGCCACTTCTCCCGTTGTTCTTTTCTCCATAGCAATAATATAGCATAAAAAAATACCCCCTACTATGTAGAGGGTATTCTGGATTTATATGATTACTTTGTAGTGACTAAAGCGTAGTCGGGATAGGCTTGCATTCCATGCTCACCAATATCAAGACCTTCAATCTCCTCCTGTTCAGTAACACGAATACCACCAAAGGCAGCACCAATTACTTTCCAAGT